TTAATATATAATAGCTATATATAGTTGATATGTGCACATTACACGTCATACACGCGCGCACGCGAGAGCTTGTAACCTAGCTATTTTTAAGATAGGAGGACAAAAGATGAATTTTTGGATAAGGTCACAAGATGATAAGGCCATCACCAATGGCGAGGTCATCATATTCATGGATGCTTACGCCGGCAAAGGAATTTCGATATGCATGCACAACACGGCGTGCAGCGTCTCAAGCGAATCAATTGTTCTGGGAGACGGATATTCATACGATGAGGCTATCGGCATATTGGGCGATATATTGGCCGGACAAAATAAAGACTTTTACTATATGCCATTGCCATCAGGTAGTTGCTCATGACGATACGTGAGTCCAATGTAGAACAATATCTAGTACGTAAAATGAAAGAGGCCGGAGGCCTGTGCTATAAGTTTGTGTCTCCGGGTTGCGATGGCGTACCGGACCGTATCTGCATATACAGGGGCCAAGTAATATTTGTGGAGCTAAAGCGCCCTGGAGAGGTGCCAAGAAAGTTGCAAAGGCATAGAGCTGACGAACTGATGAAGGCAGGAGCCAACGTCGTATGTATCGACAATAAGGCATCCGTCAATATACTGCTAAAGCTGTTGCGCAAAGAGAGGATATTTAGCGATGTCACAAGAGGCACGATACTATAGGCCACATAGATATCAAGAGATATGCGCAGATTGGTTGGAGAGCCATGAGCGTGCAGGACTTTTTTTAGATTGCGGTATGGGCAAGACGGTCATCACGTTGACCGCACTCTATGATCGTATTCACGAAACTTACGAGGTTTCTAAGGCACTGGTCATAGCGCCTAAAAAGGTTGCGGAGGATACATGGCCACAAGAGATACAAAAGTGGGAGCATCTAAGTGACTTGAGATTGGTCAAGGTGCTAGGCAGCGTTAAACAACGACATAAGGCGATGCAAACAGATGCGGACCTTTATGTCATAAACCGCGAAAATATCTCTTGGCTTGTTGATAACTATGCCAGCTCATGGCCCTTTGACATGATAGTCATAGACGAGTGGTCGAGTTTCAAAAGCTCAAAATCAGACCGGTTCAGAGCTTTAAAAAAAGTCTGTAAGCTATCTAGATATTTTATTGGGCTTACGGGTACGCCGCAGCCAAATGGCTTGATGGATCTATGGGCTCAAGTGTATCTGCTCGACCAAGGCAAACGCTTAGGCAAGACGATTGGGGCCTATAAGCGCCTATACTTTAATGAGCGACAGGGCTATAGCGGTGGACACACCTATAAGCTCTATGATCCTAAGCCTAGCGCGGAGGATGAGATACATGCCAAGCTCAAGGATATCATCGTAAGTCTATCAGCAGACGATTGGCTTAGTGTGCCAGAGGCAACGTATGTTTATCATAGGGTGGAGCTATCACACGCAGAGCAATCTCTTATAAATGAGCTGACGCGTGAACGAGTACTACAGATCGATGGCGGCACGGTGGTGGCCAGCAATGCAGGACAGGTATCGCTTAAATTGCTACAATTAGCCAATGGTGCCATCTATGGTGATGATGGCGAGGTGCTCCATGTGCACGATCGTAAGTTGGAGGCACTGGATGATCTCATAGAGGCGGCAAATGGCAAGCCGATCATGGTGTTTTATTGGTTTAAGCACGACTATGATCGTATCTATGACCGTTACCGTAAACGTATGATCATATCAGACCTCAAGACATCAAACGACCGCGAGGCATGGAATCAGGGCGAGCTGGATATGGCCTTGGTGCACCCTGCGTCTATGGGACACGGGCTCAATCTACAGGATGGCGGTAACATCATCATTTGGTTTAGCATGACGGATAGCTTAGAGCTCTATATGCAGGCAAATGCCCGATTGCATAGACAGGGGCAACGCCAAAAAGTATTGATACACCATATCATCGCTGAGGGCACACACGATGAGGATGCTGTAAAAAACTTACAAAATAAAGACTGCTCTCAGCAGCGTCTGATTGAGGCGTTAAAGGCAAGATTGCAGTCAGAAATAGGTTATGAAGAGGACATAGCCCCCTATGCGCGCAGTGTAGGAGGCTCTTAGACAAAGGAGGTAACGAGATGGATTTTGTAATAGGGTTGGGAAAACTGCTCTTAGGAGTTTTTGTGTCATCCATATGCGCTATGGTGGTCGGTGGCGTGGTGCTAGGACTAATAGCAAGCTATCATAGCACTAAGGAGCATAAGTAATGTTGCTAAGCGTTAAGTGGCACAAAGAGCTTATAAGCCGTATCGAGTGCATAGACCAGCTCCGTGAAAACTATGAGGACGCACAAGCGGAATTTGAGGAGGTGTTGCAGCGTAACCCGTTATGTCATACAAAAGGGCCCGGCGATATCATCTATCAGGGCAATACGGGCGATGATGATACGCCTCTACCTGTTAAGCTCAGTGAAAAGGATGCAGCCCTCGAAAGGCAGGTACGCGAGTATAGGAGCATCATCCGTCAGCATGACGCGGGATGGGCAATTCTAACGCCAAAGGAGCAAGAGATACTCAATAAACGATTTAAGGAGCATCTGAGTGTCGCTAAGGTGGCCTCAGAGGTCGGCTATAGTGAGTCGCATACAAAGCGTATCATCTCTGATGCTCTGTCTAAGATGGAGTCACAGATGCTAAAACTGTAAAGATGATACTTTTATGAGCTACTTTTGCGCAAAAATGGTGTTATACTAATATCGTGGACGAGCGGGCAAGGATAAAGAGTCTTTTGCCGGCACCATCTGCGTGCATGATCATATTCCCCTTTCATGAGGTTTTCCTTTCCTCAACTTACAAAAGGCTCTCAGCAATAATTGGCTGGGGGCTTTTTGTATGTCGCAAAGGAGGTGGTTTATTGTGACAAGGAGATTTAAGACACCAGCAGACTTGTTAAAAACCTGGAAAGATTATAAAGAGGATTGTGATCACCGCACAGTTACACGGACTGAGTTTTCCTCGAAACTTGGTAAATTTTGTAGCGCTGAGGTCCCCGCAAGCGTCACGTACACCATAGAGGGCTTTTGCATTTATGCTGGATTGGCTCGCTCTGCTTTCTACTCGCATTATGTGGATGTTAAAAAGTATGCGGAGGCCGTAGAGCTGATACGCACTGAGTGCGAGATAGATGCGCGCTCTAAGTTGGAGATGAATATTATCCCTACGTCTTTAGCGGGCCTGTGGATGGGCAAATATGGATATACGACCAAACAGGAGGTATCTGATAACACGGCCAAGGCCAAAGCAATCGACAATATACAGACCATGGTAGAGCAGCTGCATGAGGCAGAGGATGACGATGTCGCAGACTAAGCAACCTCTGATCATATTATCGCCCAAGTTTAAAGTCTTTTTAAAAACAAGGGCATCCGTAGAATTTTTAGAGGGTACCACAGCGGCAGGTAAAACCACTGTCGGTATACCCAAATTTATGACGATGGTAGCCGATAGCGATCGTCGGGTTCATCTGATATGTGCAAAGACCATAGGAGTGCTTGAGCGCAATATATTGAACGGTGAGCGGGGATTGCTGGCTCAGTACAAGGGCATTGCAGAGTATAAGCCTAATGGGTCGGGTGATGTCAGATTGCCGCATATAGCGTATGAGACAGCTAAAGGCAATAAGATCATCTATCTTGCAGGGTATGACGATAAATCGAAATGGAAAGACGTGCTTGGGGGTCAATATGGCTGTGTTATGGTGGATGAGATAAACATCGCCAATATAGATTTTTTGCGAGAGCTTATACATAGGCGCGAGTACATGCTAGCAACGCTCAACCCCGATGACCCCTCATTGCCTGTCTATGACGAGTTTATCAACCGTAGTCGTCCATTAAGGCGCTACGTTGATGATTATCCTAGAGAGCTGCTTACAGAGCTCAATAAGCCTAAGGTCAAAGGATGGCTGCACTGGTACTTTACCTTTTACGATAATGCGGCTCTCACGGAAAAGCAGATACAGGGCAAAATTGAGGCGGTTCCTAAGGGTACGAAAATGTACAAAAATAAGATACAGGGACTAAGAGGTAGAGCAACAGGACTTGTGTTTCCCAATTTTGAGCGTGACAAACACGTCATAAACTGGGATAAGGCAAAGTCGATGCATTTTATCGCCTTTAGCGTGGGTGTAGATACGTCCTATAGCCAAAAGACTCCGGACACACTCGCATTTATATTTCAGGGCATTACCGATAAGGGACAGCTCGTCATACTTGATGAGGAGGTTCATAACAATAAAGATCTAACGCAGCCGTTGGCTCCGAGTGATATCGTGCCACGGCTTTTTGCTTTTGTGGACCGTAATATCAAAGAGTGGGGTATGGCTGAGTGCATTTTTATTGATAGTGCCGATGCAGCGACAATAACGGAGGCCAACAAATACCTATTGGCCAATCCTCGCACATATGGTATCGCCGGCAGTTGGAAAAAGACGGCTATCGTGGACCGTATACACATGCAGCTAGGATGGCTCAAAGACGGATGCTATCTTGTGCTATCGCATTGCATCAACCACATAAAAGAGCTTGAAACATATAGTTGGCAGGATGATAAGTATGAGCCCGAAGATCGTAATGATCATACAATAAACGCTAGTCAATACGGCTATCTACCGTATAAAAAAGTCATAGGAGGTAAGCAATGACAATCAAGGATAAAATAAGGCATAAGCTGCGGGACTTCCTGTGGCTGGAACCGGCGGATGGGCACAGTGTTCACGTACGTGAGCTATACGACTTTGAGGCAAATGCCTTCCGCAACCGCATGTGGGTAAGGGGCGACCCTTACGAGCTTGGTCAATTTTTCAAAAATAGTCGGGCAGATAACGCCTCTTTTTGGTCGGCAGTACCACACACCAAGATACACAAGTTGCACAGTGGCATACCATCCATGATGGTTAATGTCATGAGCGCCATAGTGTGCCGTGACTTCGATGGCTTTGAGCTCTCATCGAGAGATATGGACTGGGAGGCTATTGCTAAGGACAATAAATTTCCCGGCTTATTGCGCAGGGCCATAAAGGATACTATCACGGTGGGAGACGGGGCATGGAAACTCAGTAACGACCCCGAATTAAGTGATTACCCAATAATCGAATATTTTTCAGGCGAACAGGTTGATTTTATCTATAAACGAGGACGCCTGCGAGAGGTTATCTTTAGGACCATCTATAATGCATCAAACAGTAAGAGCTATGTGCTATATGAGCATTATGGATGGGGGTACATCAAGTACGTATTGCGCGAGATGGCCACGGGAGATCCTGTGCCTTTGGATATGCTTGACGAAACAAGAGAGCTACAGGATATAGCTCTTTTTGATTATGATGAGGATGCCGATGGTAAGCCTAAAGTGCGATCTGACGTGATGCTTGCCGTACCTATGCTCTTACAAGATAGTAGCAAATGGCAGGGACGAGGCGAATCACTCATTGACCGTAAAGAGTCAGCATTTGATGCACTGGATGAAATACTAAGCCAGTGGGCGGATGCCGTACGTTCGGGACGACCTACAAAGTATATACCTCGTGCCTTGGCACCTGTAAATACAAAGGGCGAGATTGTAGCGCCGAATGACTTTGACAATGCTTATATCCTGACCAAAGATGATATGCGAGAAACTGGCACTGCTAAGATTGAGGTGGTTCAGCCAGAGATTAAGTCTGAGAGCTATTTGCAAGCTTATATCACGTATCTAGATTTGTGCTTGCAGGGTTTTATGTCGCCGTCCACTTTAGGCATCGACACTAAAAAGCTTGACAATGCAGAGGCACAACGTGAGAAAGAAAAAACAACCCTTTACACTCGAAATTTGATAATCGAGGCATTGCAAAAGACTTTGCCTCTTTTAGTTAATGCTGTTATCTGCGCGTATGACGCTTTTACCGGTAAGACGAAACCAGCGACTACGATAGATGTCAATGTCAAGTTTGGAGAGTACGCATCTCCGTCATTTGAGGCCCTTATCGAGGTGCTGAGCAAGGCCAAGACCGCAGGACTGATGAGCGTTGAGGCATTGATAGATGAGCTATATGGTGACAGCAAGGATGATAAGTGGAAAGCCGAAGAGGTACAGCGCATTAAAGACGAGCTAGGTATAAGCGAGTCACCGGAGGACGAAGGTCTTAGTGAAGTTAGTCAGCTCGTTGAGGAACCACTAACTAATACGGGAGGAGAGAATGGCAATGATATATCAGATCAAGGAGCATAACTACGAGATGCCGCGTGAACAGTATCTCAAGGTCATAAAGATGCTAAAGAAACAGCATAAAGGGCTAAACGTTATTTTGGCGGTCGAGAAAGACGGAATCGCTATCGCCCTAAGAGATATCTATGATAAGCGCAAAGACCTGCTAGATGCGGTGAAAAGTTGGAAATCGAAAGGGTACAGTGTTACCTATAACCTAGGGAAATGAATGAATATGACGTTAGAGTGGCCTTTGAGCGCATAGAGTTAGAACTGATTGCCAGCATGCGGCGTAATCTAGGCAGGCATCTAGCAGAGGAGCATGCTGAGGGCTTTGATTGGAGCATGTGGCAGGTCGAACAGCTTAAGTCACTAAGGTCCTATCAACGCAACAATCATAAGATATTCAAGGACGATTTCTCCGATATCAATCGTGAAATTAAAAAATTTTTACGTCGCAATGCTAATAACTCTGCGCTCAACACAGAACGCGATATCTTAAATCATGTTTTTGGCAATGCTACATCGGTACAGGCATCCGAATTTTTCCAAGCGCGTAGTGATAAGCTCGACGCTTTGATACGTGCAGTAGATAAAGATATGCAAAAAGCTGAGCACGCTATGCTACGTAAGGCCAACGACCAATATCGTAAGGTCATATTCAATGCACAGATATATGCTAATAGTGGAGCCGGGACATTAAAACAATCTATTGATATGGCTACTAAGGACTACTTGCGTGCCGGACTTAACTGCATTACGTATAAAAACGGTAGGACCATAAACATTGCTAGTTATGCGGAAATGGCCGTGAGAACAGCTAATCGCAGAGCGGTATTGACCGCGGATGGCGAAGTGCGTCGTAGGCATGGATGGCATACGGTAAAGGTAAGCTCCTATGGCGGTTGCTCAGAAACGTGTCAACCTTGGCAAGGTAGGATCTATGTTGATGATGTCTATTCGGGAGGTACGGCAGCAGAGGCTCAAGCCTTGAAATTGCCATTACTTTCTGAGGCTATTGCCGGAGGGGTATTTCACCCCCATTGTCGCCATCGCCTTACCACATGGTTTCCAGGAATGGATGACTCTACTGCAATTAAAGGACATGAGAATCCACCGGCATTAAAAGAGCATAACAAAAATCGCCGTATGATACAGAGGACTAAACGTATTGTTGCTGGAGCACTTGATCCCCAAACTGTCGCTACCGCTAAGTATCAGCAGGGTAAATGGACAAGAGCCGATGAACAGCTGATAGCCAATAACCCGGATTTGCTTGAGTATAAAGATGGGCTAGACATACCGAGCTTTACAAATAAAAAGATAGTCAACCCTAATAACCATGATGCTAAAACGGTTGAAGAATACTTTAGTCTAATGAACGTGATAACAGATGACGAAGATCTAATTGCGTATATTAAACACGATATGGCTAAGATGCCTATTAGAGACTTAGAGATACTGCGCAAGCATAAGCTTAATGTTGATAAGTCAAATGATGCAAATAGCCACTACAAGTTCTCTAATAAATTTTTCAATGCATTACTAAAGCGCACTGATCTTGTCGAAATCGCTTATAAGCCTGGTAAAGGCCCAGGGTCTTTTGCACATGAATTTGCGCACTTTGTAGCAACAAAGACAAATTTATACAAAGATGATAAATTTCTAGACGTTATTACTAATTCGGTCAAGGGGTCCAAGCTCAAAAGCATTAAGGTAAACGGGGTGAAATACGTATGCGTATTATCGGATAAATTTGTGGAACCTTACCAGGGCAGAACTTACATAACATATGAAGATTTCAAAAATAGAGGAACCATAGATTTATCAGATTTGACCGAGTATGTTAGCGTGGGATACAAGGCCTATATAGTTAACCCCCAACAACTTTACAACAAAGATAAGACGTTATATGATTACTTTGAAAGAGAGGGCTTATACCATGATAAATGAAAAGCTGATTTTGCCTTTTTCTGATGAAGTTGTAGAACTGTCACCCGAGGAGCAAGAAATGGCAGATGAAGACGAGCTAAATATACATTTAGTTCTTACCACAGATGAGGCACGACGTAGGTATCTTGGACTTTCGCGCGAAGAGTGGGATGCGCTTAAGCTTTGTAGTGATGAAGAGATATATCATTTAGGAGAAATCCCATTACAAGAGGCTAAACAGTATCTTATCAATAAAGCTAAGCACTCATAAACTGGGTGCTTTTTTAGTGGTAACCCCACGAAAGGAAAAATAAAATGGAATTTAAACAAGCGTACGAAGCACTAAAACAAGGTGCAAAAATTAAAAGACCCCATTGGCGTGGCTTTTGGATGAAGGAAAATGAAACTATCACAACGCATTGCAAGGGCGGTAGTGTAATTCCTTTTTTGGAAACAGAAGATATATTTGTTGATTTAGACAATATTGTAGCTGATGATTGGGTATTGCTATCCGATAGTGATGTTAAAGACTTAAATATTACTACATTTACTTTTGGGGAAGCACTGTCTAATCTTAAAAGAGGAAAGAAAGTGGCTAGAAAAGGATGGAATGGAAAAAACCAATACATTGAGCTAGCTACAAATATTGGCTATAAGAATGCAACAAACGAAGTTGTCAATGTAGATCATAGTGATATGGGAAACAAAGCTATCGCGTTTGTAGGAACAAGCGGTGTGCAGCTTGGATGGCTTGCATCTCAAGCTGATATGTTGTCAGATGATTGGGTAGTGGTCGATTAATGTGTGCCAACATGCCTATGTGACAATAAGCCGCAGTTAAGTAGTAAAAATTAAATTGTAGGGACGGTAAGTATCATGATATTTGCGTTCCTTTAGAGGTCGCCAGTTCGGCGGTCTTTTTTCTTGACCAACCGCGATAAGTCTATAAACTATGCGCGGCCCTTAGGGCTAGGGGAGCACACCCGAATAAACAGGAGGTATCTTATGTTTTTACGTTTTGTAAATCACAGATTTTACGATGTAGATGGAGCAGGGGGAGGGGCACCGGCATCCGCACCTGCAGGAGGAGCGCCGCAAGGAGCTGCACCCACTGAAACAACTACACCAACAACGACTATCGACTATGAGCGCTTAGGCGATATCATCTCAAGACGCTCAGCAGGCGATACAGACAAACAGCTAAAGAGCATCATCAAAACGCAATATGGCTTAAATGGCGAAGAATTGGAGATTGCCGTTAAAGGCTACAAAGAAAAACTAGAGGCGGAGCGCAGAGCAGAAACAGAGCGTATCACACAGATGGAACAAGAGAACGCTACCCTAAAGGCTCAGATACGTGATGCATCTATTGACCAAACGATTACAACATTAGCCCAAAACGAGGGCGTGGCGGCTGAAAAGCTGTCTTTTATTTTGCGTCTGATCGAACGCAAGGACCTAACAGGCGATGACGGTAAAGTCATAGAGGATAAAGCAAAAGCAGCCTTAAAGGCTGTGTTAGATGCGTTTCCCGACTTCAAAGGCTCAGGTGCTGCCGCAGGCACAAGACCATTAGTAGGCGGCAGCGGAGGTAATAGTAATACATCCGTCTATGATGCTCAAATCAATGCCGCATTCGGCGTTAAAAATTAAAAATACACAGGAGGTATAATAATGGCAGTATTAAATTATGTAACAACATTTCTTCCTCGCTTAGTTGAAATGTACGGTCATCTATCTTGTAGCGATGACTTATATCATTCCAATCCGGGCATCGAGGTAATAAACACAAAGGACATCCGCATTCCCAGCATCAAGGTTGGAGGCTACAAAGACCACAACAGAGGTGTCCTAGGATTCAACACAGGGTCTTACAGCAACGATTGGATAACTAAGAGCTTAGATCATGATCGTGATATTGAGTTTGCAGTTGACCCTATGGATGTAGATGAAACGGCACAGGTGGTAAGTATTAGTAATATCCAGGCTAACTTTGAGCGCACACAGGCAATCCCTGAACAGGATTGCTATACTTTTAGCAAGATTTACACTGAGGCCAAGAGAGTTGGTGCTAATATCAATAATACGGTGCTTACAAAAGAAAATATTTTAGACATGTTAGACGCAGACATGGAGGCCTTTGCCGAGGCAGGCGTGCCCCTAGAACGTTGTATCTTATATGTGACACCTACGGTCAATCGTACCTTAAAAAATGCAGAAGGCATCCAGCGTTACTTAGAGGCTAATGGTGGTGCTAATATCGACCGTCGTGTACATAGCGTTGATGATATCAATAAGATCAAAGAGGTACCATCCGATCGCTTAAAAACGATCTACAATTTTACGGATGGATGTATCCCAGATGCCGCTGCAAAACAGATCAATTATATCTTAATTGACCCTGAATGCCAGGTAAGCCGTATGAAATATTCTTACGTCAACGTATTTACTCCGGGACATGATTCTCGAACTGCGGATAACTATCTGTATCAAAACCGTAAGTTTAATGGTACCTTTGCAATTGATGCTCTATTGAAAGAGGGTTGTCGTATTAATGCAGAGGCGGAGGCCTAATCATGCGAGCAATAAAAGACAACAAGTCCTACGACATTGATCCATCGCGTAAAGATGCTTATGCCAAACAAGGGTTTGACATCTATAACGACGATGGATTGTTAGCATGTTACGCGACTACAAAGACACTAAAATACAATGAACACGTGGTAGCGATCAAAGCCAAAGACGCCGAAATTGTAAAGTTGCAAGAAACCATCAAAGCCAAAGACGCGGAAATCTCCAAACTTAAAAAAGGTAACAAATGATCTACGCTGATCCAACTAGATACCAAGGCAGCCTAGATATTGAGGATGCTAAGCGCTGGATGGCCAAAGCATCCTCTAATATCGACGTGTTAACCTTTAGGCGTATTTACACGATTGGTGGCATCGAAAAGCTGCATCTATGGCAAAGGACCATCATCGAGGAGGTAGTATTTGCCTATGCGGATTGGTTGGCTGATAACGAAGACATGCTCGATACATACCTAAAGAGCTATGCCATAAACGGCGTATCTATGACGATGGACGGGGCGTGGAACGTGCACATCGAACAGGGCGTAGCGATGCGCTCTGACCTATACGCTTTGCTGGAAACAACAGGGCTGTGTTGTCGTAATGTTAACTGGTGAGGACCACTGCATGAGTAAATGGCCACAGTTAGTGCATCCTCGATGGTGTAAAACGCAATTACACGTTATCGTTGAAAGCGAGGATCTAGGAGAGGATGGTGCTCCGCTCACGCCTGTTGACTGGACCGGGTACTGCAACTATCAAGCAAAGGCACATAAGGTCTACAATGCTGACAAGGTGCTAGTTGATGTGACAGGCACTTGTTTGATACCGGGTGACATCGCACCAACGGAGCAAGTAATTGCCGGCGGATATGTCTATCTAGATGGCACAAGACGCGATATAGCCATAGGTACCAAGGCGTGCAACCCCGATGGCACGGTCAACTATACGCAGATAGAGCTTAGATAATGCGCATCGAATTTTACGATAGTATCATCAACGCTCTTGAGGAGGCAGCTCTTGAGGCGTTGGATGCTACAGGGGAGCAGTTGCTTACGGATGTAACAAATGCGCAGATAATGCCCTTTGATGTAGGTACTATGCAAAATGATGCGACCTATGTAGATCATAGCCATAGAGCAAATGGTCAAGTAACTTTGCTGGTCGATGAGCCATACGCGCGTCGTCTCTACTATCATCCGGAATATAATTTTCAGACCGTAAATAACCCGAATGCAAAGGGCCTATGGTTTGAAGATTGGGCAGATGGCGGTAAATATGCAAATAAGGTGCGCGAAAATTATGCAGCTTTTTATAAGCGGTTTGGAGGTATTTGATGTTAACTTTAGAGGCTGTAAAGGACTGGCTTAAGACGATACAGCCGTCCTTTGAGCGCTACTATGTTGGTAAGCTTGATGGCAAAAAAGACAACTCTTTAGGCGTTTATGATTTAAAGCG